AAAAGCTATTCCTATGCTATTTAAACTTATAGCTAAACCTGCTAAAACTTTATTTACACTTAGAAAATTTCTTTCAAAAGCCATTCTAAAATCATCAGATGCTTCTAGTATATTTATAAGGGCATCAATTATTCCTTCTGCAAAATCTTGACCTAATTTCTTAGCGTTCTTTGCTGCTAAAGTATTTTCTATAGATTCAGCAAATTGGTCTAAAACAGGTAAAAAAGCTGTAGTTATGGAATCTCTAATAACTCTAAAAGTAAAACCTATTCTTGATAATCTATCGTTAAATGCTTCTGTAGCAGATATTGTCTTGCCATCTAAAATTAAACCTAATTCTTTTTGTTTTTCAACATAAAGTTCAAAGGCTTTGCCACCCATCAAAATAGTATTGGTAAGTTCTTGACCAGCACGACCAAATAACAAAGCTAAGTCTGCATTTCTAAGAAATATATCTCCGCTTTGTTTCATGCCTTCCATCATTTGAAACAAAACTTCATTAAAAGATTTTTCTTCACCTGTGGCTGTGTTCAAAGACACACCATAGCGGTCAAAAATATCTGTATAAGTTTTTAAACCTTTACGACCTTCACCAACCATCTTGGCAAATTTTTGGATTGCTTTGTTTGCAGTATCAATCGAAGCACCTGATTGAATAGCAGATAATTGAAAGGCTTGAATTACATCAGTTGTTGCACCTGTCCGAGATGCTATCTTGCCAATAACATCTATATAATCAAAAGATTTTTTAAATAAAACAGTTAATGCACCAGCTACAGCACCAATACCAGCAGTAAGCATACCGAAGGCTTTGAGTGCTTTGCCAACTGCATTTTTAACTCCATTTAAACCTTTTTTGACAGTATTAAATACTTTTTGAGTCTTATTAACAGCAGAAATGACAATGTTTAATTTTCCTAAGTTACCCATTTCTTTCCATTCTTTTATTCATTTCTTCTAAATATGCCAACCAATAAACAAACTCCTCTACAGTCATGCTCTTTTGTAACTGTTGAACTGTCATGCCGAGTCTGTCTGCAAGAGCAAACATAGCAAATAAATCAGAATCGGCTTTTACTTTTCCTGTGCTGTTTCAGATGTAACACTACCTAAAATCTCAGATGCAACATTAGACAAAACTTCTACATCAGCTTTAGTCATAAGTGACTCTTTATCAGCTAATGTAAAAAGTTTATTGCCATCTGCATCAAGACTTTTGGTAATGATTGCATAAACCATAACTTCCAAATCGCCACCATTTGCCATTTTGTAGAGTTTTTTAGACTCTTGTAATGTTAATGGTTTTGTAAAAATTTCTAAAGGTTGTTCTTCTGTTCCCCATTCTTTGACTTCAATTTTTTTAATTTCTTGACTGTCAAAGTGAGCAACGACATTATCAATCGCTTTAGTCATTATGAGTAAGTACCAATAGCCAATGCACCTGTACCTTGAAATGCAATCGACATTTCAACTAATCCATCATGTGCCGCAGTTCTAGTAACATCAGTTACGATAGCTGTGCCTGACAATTTGTATGCACCACTTGCTGTACCTTCAGGTGCTAAATTCATAGTGAATGAAGAACCTATAGTCAAAGAAACTTGACCTGAAGTATCAGTATCATCAAAAAATACATCTACTGAACCCGAAAATTCAGTCAAAGTAGCTTCAAATGTTTTTGCTGAGTCACCCATTGAAGTAGATTCTGTAGTGTCACCTGTTTGCGTGATACTGTAAGACCTAACTTCTGCTATAGCATTACTGCCTGTTTGAACTACACCAGCTTTACCTGTTAATGTTGCCATTATTAATCCTCTTTAGATTTTGTTTTAATTTTAGATTCTCCTTCAAGAATCCACCCATTTTGTTTTAGATTTTCTACTTCTGAATCAAAAACAGTAATTTTGCTTTTGCCATCAGGAGAAACCATTACATTTTTATCCATAATAAAAACCTCTATAAAGCGACATCTGCTGCCACTTCTGTAGTTTGATAACCTATATTATATACCATAGTCATAACAGCAATAGGTTGTTCACCCTCGCCATTATAATTTATTTCTGTTGAATCTAGAAAAGAATCTCTGGCTAAATTATTGTGAGTTACATCTGCACCCATAGCCGCTTCAACTTCTTTAGCAATAGTATCAATCGTATCATCATAATTGCTATTTGCTTTCACATACGCTTCAACTACTAGAGATAGATTCCTTTGTATTGTTCTACTTGAACCCATTTCTAGTAATTCTGAATCTTCAGATTTTGTATAAATAATTATTGCTGGTAACTTAGACTCTTCTAAATTATAAACTCTGCTTTGATAAACATTAGAACCTGTAGTAGTTAGACCTGTTAAGGTTGTACCAACTCTTTCTCTTATTTGTTGTCTTATGTGATTAGCCATTATTGTTCTTGTAATATTAAAGCTGTAATGCCTGTGTTATCAGGTTGCACATTTACAACAGAATAAGTTTTTGCACCCTTTAGAGTGTTACCATCTAAATCAGTTTGCGCTGAAAAAGCCAAAGTATCGCCATGACCTGCTGATGATACGTCTTTGGTTTTGCAATATGCGACAGGTGTACTACTCTCAACCCCAACAGTTAAACCATCTACTGATAAATATTCATCTTCAAGGATAACCTTGATAGTTGTTGCAGAACCACCGCTAACAGTATAAGTAGCAGATACACCATGCCCATAAGAATCATCAAAGTAGCCGTCAAAATCAGCATCAAATTCTAAAGCCATTTACTTTTCCTTTCTCCTTTTGACTTTAACTTCTGATTTTTCTAAACCAACACTTCTATCTTTTTTTTCTGATACTTTGCCATCGGATGCTTCCGCTTTGCCATAACTCATTAAAGTATTAGCAGTATCGTTATCTAATTCGACAACTTCACCAGCAGAAACTTTTTTACCATCAGCAACTGTATCTCTAAGAATTAAAACTTTCATTTTGCCTTCCTTGTTTTTAGAAAGGGCAGTAGAGAAAACCCCTACTGCCTTTTCAGTTGTTAATACCATCTATTAACTTGCGTTACAGAAAGAAACTGCGTGTCTTACAGCTACGTCTACTGATTGTAGAGCAACGATTCTAACTGTACCTGAAGTAGAGTTAGAGTAAGGGTCAACAGTAATGTCTAAACCACCAAAGAACCCAATTAATAGGTCATTGAAGTTTCCGAACACATAGTTATTCGCAGTAATTTGATTTGATACTACTACTGGATAACCATTAACCATGCCATTCTCAGCCACGAATAAACCACTACCTGAATCTTTAGCCGTAGTTTTTAGCGTACCGAAGTTAGCTGGATTAATGATGTAAGCTAAATCGCCCACTAAAGCATTATCGACAGCAACACTTGTTTCAATTGAAACCATTTCTGCGAAAGTTGGTGCAGCCGCACTACTTAAAGAAACAGTATTGATACCTGAAGTGTTAGTGATACCTCTTGGATTTCCACTAGAACCACTACCTTCTAAAGCACCATCATCAATTGCAATTGCCATTGATTTAGCTAAGTCATCACGAATTAAGTTTTCAACATCTAAAGAGGATTGAAGCATTAATTGACGAGTAACGTCTGTGTGTACACCTACAGTTTTTGGAGACATAGTTACAGAACCAATTACCATTTCAGACTCACCAGATGCACCACCTTCTGCACTAATAAAAGCAGCAGATGCAGCAGATGTTTTCTTAGGAATCTTAACATCGCCAGATAGTCCATTTAGGTTTGTAGCCAATGGCATTACAGCAGATGCGTTTCTGAGCGTGTCAATGAAACTTTCAGGTCTGAAATCTTGTCCAACAAGACCAGCATCATCAGATGCATTCAAATCCCTTTTGTTCCAATTAGCCATAACTTCAGGTGGTAACATAATACCTTGTGCAGTTCTGCCATAGTGTTTAGATGCTTCTTCTGAACATTCAAATTCAAATTCAGCTTCTCTTTGTGCCTTTCTGTCAGTTGGATTAGCTAAAGCATTGATTGCTTTCATAATCGAAAACTGACGTACTTCCTTTTTATTCATGCCAATCTCAGGAGTTTCTAAAGGCTTATCAGTCGCTATTTGGTCTAATAAGATTCCTCTAAATTCTTCTACTGAGTTACCATCTTGAATAGCCTTGTCAGCTAAGTCTCTTCTGTTGTGTCTAACAGCTAAGTCCATAATTTCTTTAGAATTTCTAACGAATTCGGCTTTAGCTTCAGCAACAGATTCTTGCCTAACTTCATCAAGGTTTATTTCATTTTTAACTTCTTCAGTCATTGTTTTTACCTTTATGGTTGTTTGTTTATCTTCAGAACGTCCTACACCGACAGCTTGAGATTGGTCAGCAGGTACAGAAACAACAGACACTTCTAAAGGTGTAGTTGATACTCTGAACATCGGCTTATCATCTTGGTTGCCACGCATACGTTCCATGCCATTTATCTTATAGCCAACACTGATATTTTGACGAATACCATCTTTGACGTCTTGATATACTTCCTCTGCTAAGTCGCTTCGACCAAAGCGAACTATTGCTTTCGCACTTTTTTCAGCAGAATCAATTTCGTATCTTTCGACCACACCAATCTGTTTAGTCATGTCATGGTCTAAGAGTAAAGGACTTCTGCCACTAGCAATAAAACTAGTGTCAATGTCCTCTTCAGAATGTGAGATTATCTCCATGCCAAAATCCCTTTCAACAGGTTCTTCGGAACTAACTCCGATTCTCACTCTTCTTTTTTCTTCATCGATATAAGATGCTCTTGAAAGGTCTAGGGTTCGATAGACAATATCGGACTTGTCTAGTCTTTCTTCTTCATCTTTATCTTCTTCATCATGGTATGGTCGAGATTCCATCATTTCTTTGTCATCATCTTCCATACTTTCCATCATATCCTCATGTTTAGCAAACGATATAACATAAGTATCGTCTGTTTCCTCTACATTGAGAATATGTCTATCTTCTTTATATTCCATAGATTTATCCTCTTT